AAATACCTTAACTACAAAATATGACCCTGATAAATTTTTTGATTATATGGGTGCTAAAAGTCTATTAGATCTAGAATCTAAAAACAAAGCTAAATATAATAAGTTGTTTATCAATGCTGAAAAAGCACAAGCAGCTAAAGTAAAAATGACTAAAGATGTTAAAAGAGGAGATGCTATACCTGAATATAGAGCTGCTCTAGAAAAGATGAATCAGTTTAACTCTGAGTTATTAGACTTCGCTGTAGATGCACAGATATTAAGCCCTGCACTTAAACAAAAATTGTTAGATGCAAGAATGCCTTATGTCCCACTATATAGAGATTTGTCTGTAGATGAGATATTTCAAGTTTCAGCTAGAGGTGGTTCTAAACTTAGAAAAAGACTTAGGGGTGCTCCTATAGGATTTGGTAAAGGTGAACTACCTTTAAAAAATTTATTTGATAACTATTTAGAAAATATTAATAGTATAATTACTACATCATATAAAAATTATATTTTAAGAAATACTTTTGATTTAATTGAGTTAGGTAATAAAGGCATAAAAGCAGGAGAAGAAGGCGGTTTAACAGCATGGGCAAGAAAAGTTAAATTAAAAAAAGGTAGTAGAATAAAGATAAAAAAAGAAGAAATACAACAAGCTTTAGTAAAACAAAAAGGTAAAGACTTAGATGAAATAGATATAAATGATTTAGAAGACTTTGATAATCTAACATTATTTAGATCTGAAAATACAGTTCTAGATGAGAAAGAATTTTTAGTATATAGATTACAAGGCGATGAAATAGTGCCATCTAAATATAAAATAAATAATCCATTATTATTTGACACATTAAAAAGCATTAGTCCTAAACAATATATAGAAACTAATGCTTTATTTAGAGCAGGAAGATTTGTAAAGAATATATTAACAAAAGGTGTTACTTTAGATCCTGGATTCTTTGCAGGTGCTAACGCATTAAGAGATACTTTTTCTGCAGCCATATTGTCTAGAAATAAATTTTATGTACCTATACTTAGCACTGTTAGGGCTTTAGTATCTAGAATGAAAAGCAATAGTCCTGTTGTATCAAAAGAAACAGGACAAGCATTAAGGAATGCAGATGGTTCTGTCACTACATCTAAACAACTATATGAAGAATTTTTTCTTAATGGTGGATCTTTTGGATCTACATTATGGAGAGGAGAGGTTTCAGAAACATTTTTAAGAGAATTTTATAGAAAACTTGGACATAGTAATTACAAAAATGTATTAAATAGACCTGCTAAATACTTAGACAATTACGGAAAAGTAGTTACTAGTTTTGAGAACGCCTCTAGATTTACTGAATATCAACTATTAAGACAAGCAGGATACTCAGCTAGAGAGGCCGCATTAGCAGCTAGAGAGGTGGCTGTAGACTTTGGTATGCATGGTGCTAACACATTTTTTAGACAGTATACATCTACCGTGCCTTTTTTAAACGCAGGATTACAAGGTATATATAGAACAATTAGGGCATTTAAAACTAGAGAAGAAGCTGTGGCTGTAGTTAGTAAATTTACAGCGTATACCCTCACGCCATCTTTGATGTTATATGCTATTAATAGAAATGATCCTGCATATTTTAATGTTAATCAGCAGATAAGAGATTTACATTTTATGATACCTATAGGTGATGGAGATTATCTAAAGATACCAAGACCTTTTGAGTTTGGTTCTTTTGCATCCATAATAACAAATGTATTTGAAACTCTTGATGATAAAGGCTCAGGAGGTGATATGGATAGATTTTTTAAAACATCGTTTAAGATTCTACAACAACAATTTAGATTAGGATTAACGCCACAGTTAGTATCACCTTGGTGGAATGCTAGAGCAAACAAAACTTACTTTGGATCTCCAATCATACCTCCAAATATGGCTAACAGCTTGCCTGATTATGGTCAATCCTATCCTTGGACAAGCAAATTAATAACATCAATGGTAGAAAATTTACCATTAAAATTAAGAAAGTCTAATTTAATAATGTCTCCTATTGAATATGAATATTATTACAGAGCGTTTACAGGTGCAGTCGGTGGATTTGCGTTAGATTTTTTTGATGAGATTTTTGACTTGTTTGATGAGGGGGAGGCACCAGATAAAAGGTTAGATGAAATGATATTCTTAAAAAGATTTTTACAGTTAGATCCTTTAAAATTTACACAAGCAGAAGCTGATTTCTATGAGTTAAAAAAACAAGCAGACTCAGCAGTAAATCAGGTGGAAAAATTTAAAGACGAACAAAAAATAAAACTATTTAATGAATTAATAAATGATCCTGAAACTGTGGAACTCATGGGTATAAACCCTGAATTACAAAGAATAGCAGCTTTAGCGTCAAAAGTAAATGCACAAAGGAATCTAATAGTTTCTGATAAAAAAATGGATGGAGAAACTAAAAGATTTAAAATTGATCAATTAGAAAAACAAATGTTGATATACTTTGAAGAAACAATGAAAGTTATAAAAAAATTAGATTTAATAGTTAAACAGCCACTAATAAAAGTACCAACAATTTTTAAATAAGGAGGAACAATGATTAATATGTTATTAGGGCCAATCGCAAATATAGTAGGCGATACAGTCAAAGGTTTCGTGGAGACTAAAAAAGCGAAAGCAGACTTGGCACTCACTGAGATAAAAGCACAGAAGAGTCTGAAAGAGCAACAAATTGCAGGCAAAGTTGCATGGGAGGCTTCGGCTGTAGACCAAATGAAGGGGAGCTGGAAAGACGAATTTGTTTTACTAGCCCTGATGATTCCAGCAATTTGTGCCTTCCTGCCTTTTATGCAACCACACATAGAGCGTGGGTTTGCAATTTTAGAAACTTTACCAGAATATTATACACATCTCTTATATCTAGCTTGTAGTGTTAGTCTAGGTGTTAGGGCTGCCCCTGGTATCAAAGGCATGATTAGTAAAAAGAAATAGGAGATAGTATGGTTGATGTAATAAAACAAACTCTAAAAGAACAAATAAAACAACATGAAGGCTATAGACTAGATGTTTACAAGGACACATTAGGATTTGACACAGGAGGCTATGGTCATAAAATATTACCCGGAGAAGATATACCTACTACAAAAGAAGGATGGGACAAACTATTTGATGAAGATTTTGAGAAAGCATGGGATCTAAAAGATAAGTTCTGTGCTGAAAATAATTTAAACATACCCTCTAAAGCAGAATGTATATTGTGTGAAATGATATATCAAATGGGTTTTGCAGGGGTTAGTAAGTTTAAGATGATGATTGCTGCACTACAACAAAATAATTTTGTAGAAGCAGGCCGTCAGATGCTCGATTCGAGATGGGCAAAACAAACCCCCAATCGGGCAAAAACACTAAGCAAACAAATGGAGGAAGTATGATAACAGAATATGTAACTAAAATTACAGACAAGTGGAATGGTCTTAATAAAAAAGGCAAGATCCTCGTAGCTGCTGTTGCTGTAATTGTAATCGTAGCTATAGTAAAAGCAGTTTAATGAAAAAGAAATCTAAGAAGCCTAAACCTAAAACTAATAAACAAGATAGGGAAGGGCTTCTTAGAATGTTAGGAGTAAAAGATGGCAACACAACCAATAGAAAATCTAAAACAGCCTCTAATGCAATCAATAGTTAGGCAACAGCCTGAAACTAATATGGAAGGTAATGTAACAAATGCATCTGTTGTAAAAAATTTATTAGATGCTATGAAAGATTTAAATTTTAATGATTTAGTAAATACATTTGCTGATATGTCAGCAGTCCAAAGTCCTGTAAAAACAGATACAGAAGTTACAGAAGGATTAATGAAAGAAGTTAAAACACCACCTACGCCAAAAGAAGTGCAAGACTCAGCAGAAAAAGACACAACTCAAGAACAGTTTGTTTCACCTGATGCACCCACCCCTGTATCAGATGCTATGAAAATGAGTCAGATATATAGACCTGCAACAAATGTAGAGCAAGATACTAACACAGGGTTGATGACTGCAGTTTAAAGAGTATTTACTAAAGTTGTAAGATCTTCGTCAAAAGAATGTGACCTGGATTTACAATGACTTACTATAGCATTTATTAAACTAGGATAATAACCGTTGCCTAATCTTTTAGTAACTTCTTTACTAGGTAATGATTCATGATCTACCACCACAGCCCCTTTATCAGTTATAAGGACTGTGGTTTTAAATAACACAGCAGTGTCTTTCATTATTTTTTCTTATCACCTTCTTGCACAAATTCAGGTTTTATCTTTGGATCTAACTTAGGTAATTTAGTTAATAAAGATATTGCCTGCACTACTTCTGCATAAGGTCTTGTAAACATATACTTCAATATAGTATTAATTTGTTCTTGCGTTATTAAATAATTATTTTCCATCTTCCTCCTGTATGGCATATACCATATATCTTTTATACGAAAATCCTTGAAGCTGATCTGCTTCACTTCTGATATCAACTAATCTGCGTGCCGTTTCCAGGTCATCAAAATTAGCTATAATATCATGATCTACTTTTTCTAATGTCTTATATTCAGTTGCTTCAACAACTATGTATTTAGGTCTTATCACATAACTACTCATTATATATTTTTTAACTCCCCTGCTATGGCACTATAAGCTGCCATATCTATATATGTATCTTCTGTAACTTTACCTGCTTTAGTTCTAGCCATTTTTAATAATGTCATCATCAAAGCTACATCATGTCCTGTTACATTAGTATTTAAATATGCAGACCAAAGTCTTGCTATATTATTATGCATAGTTTTTTTATCACCATACTCTTCTGCTCTATCACCTGCTACTAATTTATCAGCAATAGTAAGCATCTCATTTGCGGTTTTCATATCTATTTTTTAACTCCTTTATATTTATTGTTTCTAAATCGTATTCTCCTTTATCTACATTTCTTTTTACTATTAATCCACTCCACCACAATCTCTGTGTACCTTTAGCAAAACTTTCTTTATGATGTAAATAGCACCCTGCATTCAGTCCCATAATTTTTCTACCATTATGCATAGATCTAATTGCATAATCAAATAGATGGGAATGACCTACAGTAGCAGATTGAAAGTTCTTTTTTAATAAATTAGAAGCTACATAATCTCCACTAATAGGTTTTCCCATCACACCACTTGCTATATTATGACAATATAATATACCATCTATTTCTATTATTCTTTCATACTCATGGACCTCCCATCCATATTCTTCAAAAGGTATGTCCCCCACACTCAACTTACCATCCAACTCAGGATTATCTTCTACAAATTTAGTTATTCTGTATTCATGGTTACCCTCCAACATTATCTTTTTACATTTTTTTACTTTTAAGTATTTATTAAAATAGTACAAAGCTTCTTCAGCATGTTCTATTTCTCTATTGTATCTTCTACCTTCAAAAGCTTTTTTACCTCTGTCAAAATGAGACAGAGAATCCATGTTAACCCAATCTCCTAAACATATAATTATATCAGGCTTCACTTCATTAGCAAACTTAGCTGCCCAAATAAATCTATTATTACTTACACCCATTTTTACATGAGGATCTGGTATTACTAGATGTGTTGTCATTAGTGTAGTTTCTCCCTTCTACGCTTTAATATATCTTCAAACTTAACTTTATAATCTTCTTCAGATTCTGTCATAGCATCTACACCAAAATCAAATATATAGTTAGGCTCTTGTATTGCAGCTTTTACCATTCCATATGCCATAGTTAATGCAACTGCATAACTTTCTAATTTAGGCATATCTACAGGTGGTAATACATTACATTCATATCCAACATCAGTTGGATTTATTGAAATAAAAATAGGCTTTCTTTGTTTATCAGACATTCACTTCCTCCCTGGGATTATTTACTTCAGTGTACCAAACCCATTTAGGATTTAATGCTTTTGATTGTTGTTGAGGTAGATACTGTAAGTTTTTACCCCAACAAGGTTTTTTGTATGCACAAAATCTACACTCTAATCCTAGCGTTCTATTGCCTGTAGCCTTTTTATTAAAAAACTCTTCTTCATCTTTGAATAATCTTTTAAAAGGTGCATTAGATTCTAATGCTTCCATATTTTTTTGTGCTAATTCTATAGCATCTTTAGAGTATTTAGAATCAGACAAAGGTGTTTCAGCTATAGACCATTCCCCTGTAGATTTATTTATAGCTATCCATCCACCAAAATCTGTTTTTTCTGCATTAGAATATAAATATCCTTGAGATACATATCCAAAAGTATCTTGTTTTAATATGGCATCGAAGCCTCCGTCTTCTCCAAACTTGTGATCAAAAGAGTAAGGCGATGCACTTTTTATATCCCATATTTTGTTTTGTATTTTAACATCATAAGTTCCTTTGATAGTTTGTTTTCCTAATTTTAATTTAACTTCTTTTTGTAAATCTTCTATTCTTATACCTGCAGCTTTCATTATAGCAACTGCAGAAGCCTCTATAAGATCTCCAAATAAGTTTCTCATCTTTGCGTTGTAAGGCATAGGCTCTGCCTCTGCACCAGACTTTTCCATTTGTAATTGGCACAGAGGTCTGCCTATACTAGACATTCTTATTCTAAATTTATTCTCCCTTGTATCTGTAAACTGCTTTTTAAAAGCTTGTTTACAAGCCTCTCCAAATTCATTTACTATTGTGCTAGAAATATCCACAGAGGCTTTGTTAGCCTCTGTGAGAAACATCTGTACT